CCCGCACGGGGCCAATACTCAACAGGCACCCGGCTTGATAACAGCCGCTCCCCCACAGCGCGCAGACAGGACGCCGCCAGGCGGGCAGACCAAACATCCAGAGGAGCCACGAGGCGTCTAAACCAACATGGGGCAATGAGCAGCCGCCCAGCCGCGCCGTCTACAGCGCCACCTCTGGCAGTAACAACAGCAGCAGGTGACGCCTGAACCGTTTCTTGGCGTTCTTGGCGACTGGCGGCACTCCCCCGGGTGCGCCGATAGACGACAACAGCTAACGCCAGGGAACATGCAGCTAACGCTATGGACACCATTGCGGCCAGCATTCCGATAAACGAGATCATTACTAAAATTCCTTTTTCTTCTGCGTGTAGGTGCTAAGTGGCCCCTTCCCAGCTCTTCCCCAGGCGAGGAAGGGGTCACAAGCGATAAGGGGGCGATTAGGCACCTAGGCCGGTATTGGCCTGGTAGGTGAGCTGGAGCATCGAGCACAACCGGGGGAATGATTCAAGATCAATATGGATCTGGGCCCCGGCACTATCCTGAAGATCCGCGCCGGTGGGCCCCAGCTCGATGAACAACCCATCCAGCTCGCCCGAGAAAACAAACTCGTTAGGCATCAACAGCCACCTCCTGGGCAGCACTCGGATCTTCCGGGGCGAACAAGCTCATCATCGCTGGGAACTGGAACCGCTGAACCCGAAAAAGGAAATCGCCTTCGTCGTAGAAGCGAACTGTTCCGCCGTCTCGGGTTGCATACAAACCATCGCCGATATTGCAGAACCGGTCCGTCATCGGCGGCACCCCAGCATGCCGGTACCAGGCGTCCTGCAAAGCGTCGATGAGTCGCATAATCGAATCCGCATCAACCTGTACGACGCCAACCCCGTCCTGGGCCAACTCCACCCCGGCGCTAGTGATCGTCACCTGGAGGTCATCAATCTTCCGGCTAGGCACGGGACTCTACCTCCTGCCGCAGCGCATGCTGCAACACCGTGACGTTCCCGTGCACGACCTCGGGCTGGGCGCTATCTGCAGTGCACAACCCCAGCAGCATGAACTCCGACACGTGAGGAACCCTGGTGTCCCCTGTACCGCCGCCTACGATCAAAACATCAACCAGACCCTCATCAATCAGCGTTGTGAGGGCTTCCGCTACCGGCCGTAGCTCGGCAAGCGAAGGCTCGCGCTTCACACGAACCACAACATCCAAATTCTTCATTGGTTTTCCCTTTTCTTCCTTGCTTTACGACGACCCCAGCGCGACTAAGCCGCGGGGGCGTTGAGCTCTGGTTTTACCCATTCCACCCATGGAGACAGATCAAAGTTCGTCCCTTGGATAGTTGCTATGTGCAAAGCCATTGCACGGCTAATTGGCGCCCCCGCCCGCATAAGCTCAAGATCCGGCAAATCAACGCCCAAAATCGCAGCCGTTTGTTCATCTGTCTCCAACCGTCGGTCTGACATGATTTTCTCAATCACTCCAGCTTTGAGGCGTAACTTCATCTTCACCTTCCGTTCATTTCGATCTTCATGGGTACATTATGCACATTAAAAGATCATTTCGCAAGTGATTATTGAAATTTAACCAAATCGCCATTTCTTGACACGTGCAAATAGCACTTGCATAATGGACTTATGAACCATGAACAGTGGATACGCAGCATCAAAGATGGGCTCACCCCTACCGTGGCAGCCCAAAAAGCCGGGCTCGCTCACACAACCGTCCTCCGGCAACTCGCAAAAGGGCGGCTCACCGCCGACAATGTCATCGCCATCGCGCATGCTTACAACCTCAAAGCTGGGGATGCACTGGTGAAAACCGGGCACATCACCCCACTCGACTTGGATGGGACGGGTATAGAAACAGCTCTGGGCCTAGCCACGAACAAGCAGCTTCTCAAAGAGATTGATAAACGCATAGATCCAGAATCGGTCCGAATTTTCCGTGGAGAGAAAGAAATATCACCTCACATCGGGAACACGGCTGAGCTCGATAAGGCAATACAAAGCAACACCCCGTCTCCTGGTGATGGTTGGCAGTATGAAGAGATGGCGGCTGCGGATGATTCGCCGGATGAGCCGATGCCGGGTGATGATGATTATCATGATGGCCCGTAAGCTAATTTGATATTTTTGTTTCATTCTCCTTATGATTATCCTTAATTTTTTCATATCTCTAGGAGAATGAAATGTTAACGATTGACAACCTTGAAGATTTAGCGATATCTCTGGGGGTTACCCTGTGTACGCACGTCGGTGGCAAGAAGGGGCTATGGAACACGCCCCGGCGCGCGATCAGTATTCGGCGGGGGCTGCACCCGGTGGCGCATTTGTGCACATTGGCGCATGAGGTGGGGCATGCGGCATTGGGGCATGATTCGGCTGCTGTGGGGTGGTGGCGGGCAAAGCAGGAGTTAGCGGCTAATCGGTGGGCAGCAAGACAGTTAATCACGATTGAGGAGTATGCGGCAGCCGAGCGCGTCCACCCGTCGTTAAGCGGGGTCGCCCATGAGCTGGGGGTGACAGTTTTTATGGTTGAGGCGTGGCAGGAAATGTACCGGTCAGACACATATGCGAGATTCCTTATGGGTGCCTGATAAACCCGAAAGAGGGTATTGCAAACGTCATTCCATCAAAACTGCATACAAGCACCTAGGTGAATCATAAGATAAATCTTAACTGCGGTTTACATAAGATGAAGAAAAAGGGAATGGAGCCATGGTTGGTATCTATGATGCGAAGCCTGCGGAAACCTGGTGTGGCCAAAATGTGGTGGGGATGCGGTACCATGCGGCGGAAGTTAATACGGTTATCAGGCAGGTGCGAGCTGATGCCGAGGGTGCCCGATATTTCGATGCAACACTAGTGTTGGAGCCGGATAATCCGCATTCCAATAGTGGGCATGCGATCTCCGCGCGATACAACGATCAGGTGCTGGGGTATCTGCCGGATGAAGACACTGCGAAGTATTTTCCCGAGGTAGCGCGGTTGGCTGCGAGCGGGTTTGATGTTGGAGTTCGGGCACGACTGTGGTCGAATACGGATAGGCCTGATTTCGGACCAGGTGACGCCCCATATTACAAACTAAAAGTGGGGGTACTGCCACCTGGGGCTATCGCCCCGTTTAATAATCCCCCAACCTTGGATTGGGCGCTCATCCCTCGGGGCAAGAGTATCAAGGTCACGAAGACCCAGGAGTATTTCGAGGCGAACAAGAATGTCTTATCAGCTGGAGACACGTGCTTTCTCGCCACGCTTCATAAAGTTATGCGGGGGACGAAAGCCCCGGTGATCGAAGTATGTCTCAATGGCCACCGTATTGGTGAGCTCACTGAGGTTTCCAGCAACAAGCTTATGCCTTTTGTTGACCATTTCAACGATAAAAGCCTTGTGGCTGTGTGCTATGCGCTGATATGGATTCGAGCTAACGGTATACAGGTCACCTTAGATGTCACCCCTGCCGTGAGCGCAAGCTACTCCCAGATACACGATCCCGTAGTCAACCCGTTGCCTGAGCTGGTGAGGAAGGAACGGGACCCATGGTCGTACCAGTTACCGGGGCGGTTTAAGGGGTCGGGAAGCTCGTCTGGTATCGCCCAAGCGCAGAGCGCCGCTACCCAGGGGTATGTTAATCAGCGATCCCCAAAGTTTGCGCATGTCCAATCAGCAACTTTTACCGAAGCGGAACGGCGCAAAGAAGCAGCCAGGCGTGCTAAAGCAAACGAGCGGGAAATCATGGCAAGCCGCGCCACGCCAATGCCTTCCAATCCGCCTACGGCGAGAGCGTCGGCAACATCAGACGAGGAAGCAGGTTGTACTCTTATCGGGCTCGGCATAGGCATCATTCTCATCTTATGGTGGTTATCATCATGCTTTGGTGATACCTCTTCAGGCAGTTCAACGCCTGCGACTACTTCTTCCACTAGTGATTATTCGTCATATGGCGACTCTGGCAGTAGTTCGTCTAGTTATGATGCCGATCAGATCAATGGGTGGACCAAAGCCGCCGCACGGAACGCTTGCCATAAACAGGTTGAAGCGCAGCTCAAGTCGCCGTCTACTGCGAAGTTTGAAAGCCTTTTTGATTTTACTGCTTTGCAAAACGACGCCCACACTAAATGGACGCTGCGGGGGCACGTTGATTCTCAAAACGGCTACGGGGCGACAGTCCGCGCGGAATGGGTATGCACGGTTGTCCCAACAAGTTCCGATAATGCCAGGGTAGAAGCCCTGCTAGTCCAGTAAAAACAGAAGAAAGGAAAACACAATGACGCATCAGGCACCAGCACCACAAGCCCCGCAGGAGCCACAACAACCGCAGCAGGGGGAACAGCTACCGCAACAACCCCCTTCCCCTCCACAACAGCAGGCGTTTCCGCAGTATCAACCACAGTATCAGGGGCATGCTCCGCAGCCGATGCCGGTTGCTGAGGCGGGGCCCACCGCAACAAAGCCATTTGAGCGGCACCAGACCATCGCTATTCTAATCGCCAACCTTGGGCTTGTAGTGTTCATCCTTGGGCTTCTAGCGATCTTCACCGGCAACAGGGTAGATGACCTTGCTACCGGCCTGACAATGACGGGCGGGTCACTTGCGGTCATGCTTCTGGCCGGCATTTGGAACACCCTAGCGACTATCGGCTATAACCTTGCCGCCAGCCAGCAACTGCGGCAACGGTAAGCGCATTGGAAATATTTTTGACCCCCGCTCCAGTTCTTGGCAGACATGAGCGGGGGTTTGAGGAAACAAAACCCATGTAGATGGGTTCTTTAAGGAGTATATCATGGCATATGTACGGGACTTATGGACCGTGGTTGGTCCCAAGGGGCGACGAGTGCGGTCGGCTAGGTGGGGGCAAGGCCGGCGTTGGCAAGCGGTGTGGGTCGAGAACGGCAAGACCATCACCAAAATGTTTGATAGTGCCGATGCCGCCAACCTTTATGTAAGCCGCACCGAGGTAGGCCAGGCTGAAGGCACATGGATTACTAAAGACCGCTTAGATGTGACGCTTGGCGATATGTGGGGTGTGTGGATTGCGGCAAAAACTGGGCGGGCTGCTTCCACTGTTGCTGGGTATCGGGCGGCGTGGCGGCACATCGAGCCCACGTGGCAGTACGCCCCCTGCTGGAAAATCACCCGAGCAGCGTTTAGCACGTGGATCCCCACCGTCACCCGGCTAGACGGCACCGGCGCGGCGTTAAGTGGAGCAAGTCTGCGTAAGGTGGGGATTGTTTTCCATGCGCTCCTGGACCAGGCTGTCGAGCTGGGGGTTATCACGAAAAACCCTATGCGGTCCAGCGATATTCCCAGGCAGGGGAAGTCGGACCGGCGGTATTTGACTGTCGCCGAGATCG